ATTGAGGGCGATATTTTTTAGGGCGTCGATAAATTGGAGGCGGAATTTTTCCAGTTTAGCCAGGGAGAGGCCGCTTTTGGTAAGGGTGGTGAGAGCCATTTATTTCTCCTTTTTAAATAACTTTTAAAACTTGTTTAATAAATAGTTTAATGCTTTTGAATTCGCCCAACTGAGTTTTAGCATCATTTCGATACCTTCTTTTACCTTATCGGGTAAAGACGAGAAATGATTATCAAAATAGGATTTAAGATCATCCTCATTCATTGAAGCAGCAGTAGTAATGAGTTGTAAACAAACTTTTTTCTCATTTACTTCTTTGTTAATAGACGTTTCATCTCCAACGACAAATCTTTTTATCATATTATTTTACCTCCTTATATTCTATTGTTACCTCTTTTGTCGTATCGGCTGGAATTAATCCAGTTAGTACAATATCGCCTTCCAATCCATCTATATTAATTGGTTCTGGTTCTGTTGTCCCAACATATTTTTCAATTACATATATATTACACTCGTTCTCAATGAGCTTAATAATTATCTGAATTTCTTTATCCAATGTACCTATGGAAAAAGTTTCATCCAGTGCAGGAACTTCAAAATAGAGATATCCCTCTAGATCCTCTAAATTTCCTTTTGGAGTATAAAAAACAAAAGGATCCCATTTAATATTTAACTCAGTATCTCCGGTTATTTCAATATTATTTATAGAATAGTACACCCTTTTACCTTTTTTACTTGTAATAACTTTTTTGTTTATATTAAATTGCATTTCTTTCCCCTACAACATGAATTGTCACAAAACCACTTGTGAGGGTCCCAGACGAGTTATACAAGTATACTTTCAAGCTTGTAGTAGTGATATTCTGTATGTGTACAAATTTAGGCCCTTCAGCACAGGTAGCAACAGGTATTGGTATATCCTCAAATGCTTCAATAAAAAATAAGGTTGTACCTGAAGAACTAACAGCAAATTTTCTGGTCTCAAAACCGGGCTTTTTAAAATCTGTAAACACATTATTTACAAGAATCTCTTCTGTACCATTATAGACATACAGATTATATTGCCCGCTTTCTTGTTTCATTCTTCTTTCATCCGGGGAATATGTGCTAGTATCTCCTAAACCTAATTGCATTACCTGTTGGTTCCATTCTGCTAAATTTACGTATCCTGGTTGTTTTAGCATTATTTACTCCTTAAAATAGTAATGGCCCTTCTGATTCTGACAAGTATGGATTTCGCTCATCCGTGCCTGAATACAAATAAAACTCAGCACCCGTAAGCGAGCTGACATCAATACCTTCAAATTTTATAGGGCCTTCATGGTTTTCACGGCGTATATATACAAGTTTTTCAATAAAATTCGTCTTCCGATGGCTGACACTAAGGATATCTCCTATATTAATATCATATTCCTTGACCAATTCTCTAGAAATTTCAAAAGAGACTAACTCTTCTTGCTGTTGGAATAAATAGACATATCTTGCACTTACATCCCATGAGGTTTGATTGTTTTGCAGAAATCTATGTTGTAGCTCTTTTAGGATTTCATTATATTGTGTTGAAGCATTCAAATCCTGTGGTTCTCGATTAAATTTCCCATCTAACGGGATGTATTGGTATTTTCTTTGAACCTTATTTATAAGGTTCGTTGATTCTTTCCATGATTCAAATTTTAAATATTCTGTAGGGTGGGGATTTGCCTTTGAAATAATGTTTCCCCAATTGACCAGGTTAAGTAAAAAATGTCCATCCCTTGTAAATATCAAGCTGGCATCATAGTTAAAACAAAACTCACTTAAAAACTCTTTTATTGTTTTATCATCATAAATATAAAGACAGTTACCGTTATAAACGGCTCTGCCTTCATATGATGTGGCAATAGCATCCGTGTTAGATATTATTATTGAGGTAAATTGAGAGAGTAAACTTTCCAACATTTTTGCCGGATTTTCTATAAGTTCTCCACTTCCACTTTCTGGGCCTAAACAGGAGAATGATATTTCCAATTCTGTTGAAGTACATATTATATATGTATAGCCTGTGACAGAATCTATTGAAATCGTAATATTTGAAGTAATATTGATATCTCCTTTATACGCTTTGTCTATGTTTGAAAGGGAATTCCAGGCAGCTAAGAATTTATTTTCTCCGACTCGATAAGCGGTAAACATTCTCCCACTATTTGTATTCCCATTCCCAAATACTATATTTCCCCATTTCCCTTCATTTTGAGCGGGGACTCCTATGAATTCAGATTTTGTAATTTGTTTATTTATTTTTTTTTTCAAAATGGTAAATAGGTCTATTGTTATGTAGCATATTCTTGATTTGATCTCCGGTATTTCAGATATATAACCTGTAAAAATTGCATCACCTTTCTGAAAAATAGTTACTTCTATTCCTACACAATACTTATCATCATCATTATTCAATTTTTCAGAGAAATGGCCAGTATGATCACTTAATTCTATACTAGCTGATGAATTTTCAAAAGATTCATATTGGATGAGAACTCTTGAAATACTTTGGACGGTTTTTAGTAATGGAATTGCTTGTGTATTAGAAAAATAGACACCAAATTTGGAATAATATATAGGACCCGCGGGCCAATTAATTTTGCAGTAATAATTCATTCTATCCAATCGCCTGATATTGCATCTTGCCAAAAGCTAATACTATACTCATCACCCTTTATTGTCCGTATTGCATTTATTGCTGAATCCGGCACTATTCCAAAGTAACACTCAGGTTGAGTAAAATCAGGGATAAACACTTTTTTTCCGATGCGGATGATGTCATAAAACAAAGATAGATTATTTGCCGGTGAATTTGAAAATTTGACTTTAAATTTGGAATACTCTGGTGCATCTGATGAAGGTACTTCAAAATGTACACCTTCATCAGAGGTAACAACCTCCTTGACCACGTTGAATGATTCTTCAAATCCCCATTCATAGTTATAGGGAAATTGGAAATAATACCCTGGTACAAACTCTCCGATATAGATAACAGTCCCCGAAATTTCTGTAATATATAGTCGATAACTTTTGTAAGTGATGCTTGAAAATTTATAATATATACTTTTTTTGCTCCAAGGGATTTCAATACTACCTATCCAGGTCTCAAATTCACCTTCAAAATATTGGAGTCTTATAATAGCATTTGATGGTATTGAGTGATTGATTATAGAAATTGCCGTTAATGTGGTTGGAGTATCATAAATCATTTCAATTTTAGTGCTATGGCCGTCATTCATAAATATTATATTTGGATTATTAGAAAAAAGATTAGAAGCAGGATAATCAGGTACTTCTTGTTCGCAACTTATTTGATTGGGATTCTTCCTAAAGATAAATCCGCCGTTCTCCGGTGGAGTACTCATCTTGTTCTCCTTTGAAATTCTCTAGCTGCTACTGTTGTAGCGTCTCTTATATCTCCTGTTATAACTTTTTTAAAAGCCGTTGAAAATGATTCGAGATCATCTGTTATAGGTGATTTATCAATTTTTTCTTTTACTTCGAAAGTGATATTGATTTTCTCTAAAGGGATATTTATTTCTATCGAAGGGCTGGAGTTTGAGTTTATGGTATTATTTTTTTTAGTATTAAAATTTTCTAAATCTTCATTTAAATCATCTTTTAAAATATTAAATACAGTGATTTTAGAGATGTCGGACTCCTGATTCTCATTTAAGAAATCCTTATACATCGGTTGGAATTTAAACATATCTGAAATCCGTGATGTTTCTTCTTTTGGGAAGACTTGAACCAGTTCCCCGGAGTGTACCAGCATAGGGAATCCTCCTTGAATATCTTCATAACCTGGTGGAACAATAAAAGATGCCCCTTTTGCGGCAGAGAGAGGCACTGATAAATCTTGATTTGCCTGATTTATATCTATTTCTTGTTTTTGCATTGCATATGGGATATCGCCTCCCCATAGCTTTACTATCTGTTCTAACAAGCTTACCATTTTTTCTTCTGCCGGGATCATGGCTTTTAGATTTACTCCTTGTTGGCTGGCTTCGGCAATCATTTTTTGTGTGTTAGCATCGAGAGAGTAACCGTACTGTTCCGAGTACCAGAGCATTTTAGCAAGTTCAGGGCCAAGCATCTGGTATGCTTTTTTTGTATCTCCAGTTTTTGCTACTAATTCTTCGAATTGAGACGCCGCATCTGTCTGGAACTGACTAAATATCTCTTTCGTCAAGAATCCTGCATCTCCGAGAGCGGTTAACATTTCAGTGGAAGCCGAAATTCTATCTGCAAGTTGGCTTTGTTGTTCAATAAATTTTTGCATATCCAGCATTTCTTTTAATGGGCCACTGACTTTGATTCCGTTATCCTCATAGATTTTTTTTAGTTGACTCAGTTGCGGTCCCATCTCTTTCATGGCGTCCATGTAGGATGCCCCATTTTTAATCATGCTGGAAAAAATGCCCATAGTATAAACGCCCATACTATCAGCATTTTTCTTTATATCATCAATCCCCTGGTCTAAAAGATTTTTTTGCGCAGCAATTTCTTGTTCCAACTCCTGAACTCTTGAACCGCGTGCATTTGCCAGTTCAGCTTCAAGGTCGGCTATATTTACTCTTATGGCAGCAGTATCGGCAAAAGTTGAAAAGTATTTACCAAGTGCATTACCGGCTGTTCCTAATTTTGAGGTTTTATACTCTTTTATTTCCGGGACATTAAGACCAGATGCTTCTACATCATTCATGAATTGAAGAAGACTGGAACTTCCTTCCATACCGAGTTCTTTAGCATTGGCGATCATTACATTAAAGGAATCACCTAATTCTTGTGAAGCTTCTGTGGTTGTAATTATTCCTTGTTCTAAAGCTGTAAAGACATCATATATAGAACTTATCCCATCTGCAAAGCTATCCGCATCAAATTGAATGCTGCTAAGTTCTTCAGAAATTCCAAGTGCTGCCTCACGTGAGTCAAGAAGTGATTCTAACATAGCAAGTTCCGCCTCATATTGAGCCTTCTCTTGCTCCTCAAGATCAGTCAGATTCCCTTTGTATGCTTCGATTAGGTCCTGTAGTTCACTTACTCTATCATTGATATTGTCAAGATAATCTTGCATAGCTGCTGTACTATTAACCCACTGTTCATGAACCGGTAGTATTGCTGATCCAAGTTTTTCAGTTACGGAACTAGTCTCAATAACTTTATTTTGCATTTTGTTCAGTTCGGTTATTATTGTATTCCCGGAAATGGATTTTACAAAATCTGCATCGACACTTTTAATTGCGCTGCCCATTTTTTCAATATCTTTTGTCGTGGACTGAACATCTCCTTGAACATTTTTGAATTGACCACTTATTATTCCGGCTGACTTTTTAGCCTGATCTGCTGCATCTGAAAATGCACCAGAGAAATCACCTCTAAGAACTGCTGAAAGTTCACGGATAGCCCCGGTTACTTCTCCAAAGCCGTCCTTCATAATTTGATTGCTATCTCGATAATCTCCCTCTAATAGGCCCATTTTATCCGCCTGGTTTATCATTTCTTGTGTTGTGGCATCTACTTCAAAACCAAATTCGGACTGAAGGAATGCAAGTTTTTGCAATAGAGGTGCCATGGCGATCGCGATCTCTTCATTAGTTTTATTTTGGCCTCGGAGTTGTTCAATCGCCCTTGTTGCAGCATTGTTGAATTCGAGAAATTCTTCTTTTGTAACCCGGTGGGCTTCGGAGTAATCTATGACTGATTGCGTAAGTCCTTCTATTCCCGCCATTATTTCCGGGGGAATTGAAGCAATTACATCCAGTTCTTTTTGCATATTTTGGAACATGGGAATATTAATATCCCCAAAAACTTTAACTGCATCTTGCCAGCCTTCAAATGCCGTTTGTGTTTTGCTTTCGACATATTCTGTAATCTCTTCACATTCAAGTCCTAATTTTTCAGCATTTTCAATTAAATAGAGGAATTTATCACTGCCAAGCTGTCCGGTCTCTTCTGCCACTCTTACCATCTCGGAAAAAGCTTCACCGTAGTTTTTTGAGGCTTCCGAAAGTGAAATCCCTGCCCATTGTACCGCAGCACCATAGTCCATCATTTTCTGGAACATGATATTAAAATTGCTTTCAGTTGAAGGCATATCACTAAATATTTCTGCCATGAATTCTCCAAAAGCTCTTTCTGCACTACCGGACCCTCCAAGTTTTTTGGCTAACTCTTCTATTTGCTCTGCGTATCCGTCCGCCGCGTTCCCTAAACCTCGAAGCATTCTTTCGGCTGCCTCGAATTCTCCTGATTTTCCGGTGAAAATGCTAATAGCAGCAGAAATCAAATCTAAACCTCCGGCAATCGCCTGGAAAGGATTCCCACTTGAAATCCCTGTAACAAGATTAGAGGTCCCCTTTGTCAATTGTGAAATTTCCTGGGCTGTTTTCTCCGAAGTAATACCTAACTGCGATAAAATTCCAGCGGCTGCACTACCGGCTATAGCAAGTCCTTGCATCCCATCTATGATTGAACCCTTCCCGGATAGGTATGCATTAATTCCTTTTAAGCCTAATTCAAGTTTATCTATACTTATTAAGAGGATATCTCCTATGGTACTTCCCAATGCATTATAGGATTCAGCAAGATCGTTACTTAAATCAACACTTTCCTTCATGAGTGAATTTAAAGCTTCTGCTGCTTCCTGTTGAATCTCTGATGAATGTGCAGCCTCTAGATGAGCATCCGATTGGTTTTCCATTTGTTCTCGAATTTCTTCACTGGATATAAATGTTGTTTCCAGGCTATCATTTAGAAGGTCAATATTCATCTTGTGTTCTATTAGTTCCGCTGTTACCGAAGCAAGCTTTTCCTTTTCTTGAGGGAGAGCAGTTGTGTATAATGTAGTTATAGTTTGAAACCAGGCTTCGATTGATTTATTTGATTTATATACTTGGTCTTTATGTTGACCATATAATACTAATATATTTGAAATTTCCTTTGATTGCTCTTTAATTCCATGCGCGGTTAATATATTCATAGATGTAGCAAGTTGTTCATATGCTTCTCTATTTTTTTCTACTTCTTTATAAAGTTCTTTCAGTCGTTGTATTTGTGTGACGGTAAGTAATCCTTGTTTTTTTAATCCTTCTAATTCCGTCTCTAATTCTTCCTTTGTAAAGTTTCCCACCGCTTTAGCCAAATCATTATATATTATTAAATTATCTTCCAATGAAGTACTTAATTGATCGGCTGCCGCACCGGCGTTTTTCAATTTTTCTTCATAATCCCTCCACTCCTTTGTACCTTTTAAAGCGTTTAGAACTCTTTGTTGAGTTACAATAAGGCTTTCATTTTCCGATCTAAAACCTTCGGCTCTTTTCTTAATTCTTTTGAAAGCTTCTTCATATTCGGGGCTAGCCATACGAAAATCATTAATTGCCATTGTCATTTGAGATACCTTTCCTTCATATTCAGCGGTATCTTTAATAATTTTCGCCATTTCGCGGTCATAAAATTTTGATTGTAAATCGAATAAGTATGCTAATATTTTCCCTGCGATTTCAGCTCCAACCAGTGCAACAGTTATTTTCAATGAGGTTGGTATTTTTTTTAGAACATTTCCCATCGAGAGGGCACTGCCAGTTGCTGTCTGGAAAGACCCACGTAGTGCGTCCATAGAACTAAGCCCATATCTTTTTAAATTTATAAATCCGGTTACTACTTGGCTTATGACTCCACTGCCGGTTGAGAATGCGGTAAAAAGTGCATTAACTTTTGTTATTGCAAAATAAATTGTCCAGGCTTTACCTACTGCAATTATCGCGTCTTTAAATTGAAGTATAAAGCCGATAATTGATTTAAATGCGCTAATCGCATTTTTTGCAAAAGCCAAAATACTATCGGAGTTTTCCCGAAGCCATTTGGCTGCTTCCTTCATAAGTGGATAAATAACTTGAATATAGAGAGCCTGGAGTTTATTTTTTATTTCTTCATATGAACCCTGAAGGGTATTTTTAAATTTTTCAAAGTTTTCTTCATTATTTCCAAAGACCTGCTCCATCTTTACCATTTCAGTGCTGAAATCTTTGAGATCATTTCGGCCAAGTTGAAGGATTCCTGAAAGCCCTTCAACACTTCCGAATAATTTTGACATATCACCGTTGTTATCTTTTACAGCTTTTTGTAGATGTCTTAACCAGGATTCAAAACCCATGGCTTTAATTGCGGCTGTAGAGAAATTGGCTCCTATCCGCTCTGATTCTTCGGCAGCTTCTTTAGTAGGCTTAATCACTGCCTGCATTATGGCTTTGAGTTGTGTCACAGAAATATTAGTTTTCCCGCTAATCTGTGTCATGATTGCAAGTGCCCCGGAGGCTTCTTCAAATGTCAGATTTGCTTCTTTTGCAAGTGGGATGAAGTCTCCAAAATAAGAAGAAAGTTGGGCCATATTAGTCTTACCGTCTCTTACTACTTGCCACATGACATCAAATATATGTGTCATGTTTTGGGCTTCCTTATTGTAAACATTCCAGACAGTAGTGCCAAGGTTGACGGTATCATATAGATTTGCATGTCCTCCGGCTGCTGCTTTTGCTGCTTCTGTGAGTTCTTGTAGTGATCTTTCAGCAGGAACGGAAGAGCTTATTTCCAGGTAAGTGCCTCTGGTTAAGTCCGATACAGTACCCATTGCTCCGGCCATTTTCAAAAGTCCTTCCGACATATCTTCCGTACTTTCAACACCAAGGGTGGCCACTTGATTAAGTTCTGTATCAAAACTTATAGTTTCACTGACAAGATTCCTTATATTGCTTATTCCCCCACGAATAGCAGTTTCAAAACCTACAAAAAGCCCTGCGGCTGCTGCTAAATTTTTCAGCCATTTTCCCAGGGATTTGTTAGCCCTGGAGAAGTCATCTACAATATTTTTCGTACCTTTTTTTATCTTTTCCTGGAGGTTTTCCACGACCCAGGTCCCATCCTCTTGTAGACTGATTTTTATAGCTACTTGGTCAACTTTTTCAACTGACATGGTATTGGGTCGTGGCTCCTTTATATTTATTTTTTTATTTCTTTTTTCATGACTAGGCAATCATGGAATAACCGCATTTTTTCTAATTCCTTCCATAATGCTTTTCCGGTGATACCAAGTGCCTGAAAGACGATCGTAATCGTTCCAAGATCAAGTGAAGTTATATGTCCAAAATCCACTCTTACCTGGTCATAAATCAACTTGTATAGTTTGTAACTATAATAATTTTCATAAGTTAATCGTACCGGCTTAAGATGCCCCGGCAACCTTCCATGAAACTTTTTTCTTAGCAGTTTTAGCTGCTCTTTACTTAGTTTTCTTGAGGGGCTGCGGAGCCATGCTTTAAATTATTCATCTCCTTAGCACTGGCTTTCTTTTGAAAAGTTTCCACATCGGAACAAGCTTCATCAATGAAATCGGAGAATTCTTCAATCATATTAGTAACGAGCCATTCTTTGATTTCATCTGTAACTTGTACTGTGTCGGTCCAATTCTCTCCTGATTCCAGAACTACTTGTACTGCCGGTTCTGTGATGTAGTTTAGGTCTTTAAAAGTCATATTTTTGATATAACCAATTGCTGCTCTTGCCAGCATTCTTCGATACAAACGATTTTTGAAATTTAACTTCTTTCCTTTCATTGGGTCTGTACACTGTTTCCTTAGTTTTTCTTTTTGGTCCTCATCGACATATTTAATCCCCACATTGATCGTATTACCACAATTGGTATTGTACTTGTACTCGATTGTACCAGTGTTTTCAACATGTACTAACTTCATGTTTATTCTCCTTTTTCTTTAAATTTTGTTTTAGGTTTGTTTACTATCTTAACACTAAACTTGAAGCATCATCCCCTGCATCCGGGAAGCATTTGCCTTGTCTTGATTGTTTCTTTTGGGCATCACCCGATTCTGAAACATCAGAAAGTCTCATATTGGGGATAATGAGTTTTGCGGTTTTCCCTTCTTCTTCACCCATGTTCAATTCAGTTGTAATAACGCTATTGTTTTTCAAATGATAATCTGCTGAGAGTCCATCGATAGTCAGGTATTGTTCAGTATTGAATGTGATTTCTCTTTTCCCCGTTCCAAAACGTCCGACATATCCACCGTTGGATGAGCTACCTCTTTCTTCTTCCAGCTTAGCGATATTATTTTTTAATGTATAATCCGCTGAAATTATTTGAACGGCTCCGGCTCCATCGCTGTTTTGGTTAACCAAGAATTCCCCAAACCCTCCGTCAACAGTATACCCGGAAGCGACTTCCACAGGAGACCAACCCGTTACCAGGGCATCCGCATCCTGGGCAATTGTTATACCGGTATCTACAGTCAATGTATTAGTACTTATATCTACAGCAGTTATCTGGAATCCTTCACCTGAATTGGTGTCGGTTCCAATATTAATTAAAGAACCTATCTCAAATGTCTCTATTTGGGTTTTTGTTTTAAGAACAATATTGGTTGTTCCTGTAGTGAGCGCTGCATTAAGATATCCGGTACCTGCTTGTTTTTTCTTAAGAAAGTATCCTGAAAAATCAATAGTTTGGAGTGTTGCTGCCGTTGATTTAATTGTTAGTGTATCAACAACGAAATCCTCCAGTAGAATAGTCTCACTCTCCTTTTTCCACAAGACGGTCAAATATACCCACTCATCATCAAATTGATAATGAGTATATGTAACATTATCACCTGGTGTTTCTGTATACCTGCCAAAACCGGATAATAAAAAAGGATGTATACAAGAAGTTACTCCCTTCGAGCCTGACAAAGCAAAATTCGTTGAAAATTTGAAATCTCCTATCGACATACCTACATTTTTACCGGGTTGTGGATCACGGGTTCTTCTTAACTCTTTATTTTCCGCTTCACGTGGTTTATGAGTTAACGTCGGAGTGGCAGTTAAAAAAACAGTCCCGCTACTCAAAGGTTTAGTCGGTTGTTCTAGCCCTGTTTGAATAGCAACGAAAAGTACATCACCTTCACCGCTAAGAATTTTTTTTGATGGCATAATTACCTCCTTTTACTTTTCTTTTTTTTTGATATGGAATCTTCTTTATTCCCCATAGTAGTCTCAACTGGTGGAGATTCTACAAGAGGGGTCTTTTTTTCAAGAGAAGGATACCGAGTCCAATTCTCTTTATCCAAAACGAGATTATTTACTATATTTTCTGGAAGATGAAGAGATCGTCCAGTTTTAATCCAGCCTTGAACATTTGCTAACTTTACTGGTACTTTCCCAATATATTTTATATTGGGTTCCTTAATTTTCATTGTGTAATAGCCTCCTGTTTAATGAAATCAATAAGTGATAATTTTAAAAGCAGTGGACTATAATCATTATTACAAAAGACCTGTTTAATTTCACTCTGTGCCCTACACCAGGCACGGGAGTAACCTTCAAAAGCTCCACCGCTTCGGTAATGTTCTTTTTTTCGTATTTCAAAAATACAATTCCCTATTATTGCTCTTAATTCTTCTATGCACTTCTCTTGATCACCGATGACCTTAACATATATTGCAACGCTAACAGTCTCAGTTTTTAAGATTGTAGTTTGCCTCAATACATTGGTTTCACCTCCGTCTAAAATTCCCACTGCTGGAAAGCCATATTTTATTGACAAAGCCTTTACATCCGGGATACGTTCGACATTCAAAATACGATTACTATATTTAATAGTATTTAAAGCCGCTTTTAATACTGTTTGAACTGATTTTAAAAGGTCCATAAAATTCTTTTAATTAAACATCGATACATGGAGGAAGTCGTCAATATACTCGGAATCTTCCGTTTGTACGATTAAAAATTGCCTTTTGGGGATAGGCTCTCCACCTATGTCCCCTTCATTATGCCGACGTCCATACTTGGCTGAAGGACCGGACGGCCCGATAAAAACTGCTTTTTCCATTAGTACTGTATCGAAGGTTATCCCCCCGGAAAGCAAGCCGTTTTCTACTAAGATTTTAGTACCTCTTTTTCTCTGTTTGGTTTCTTTTTTTAATGTTTTCCATTTTTTAGGTCGGCCGCCCTCTTCGAAATTTTCCCGTGTTGACTTTACCATATACAAACCGATTCCCTCCAGGATTCTTTCTATTTCTGAAGCCTGGAGATTCTTTTTTAATTTTGTAAGGTTTTGAAGTTCTTCACGGATTTGTATCAAGAATTTCATTTTTTAATAACCTGGCATATCTGCAAAAAACTTACGGTCATCTTTGCTTCGGTTGGAAAATATGCGGGCTTTCGGTTTAATTTTAGATTCCGTGTCATTTTCTTGATCAATTTCTAAAATACCAACTTCGTTTCTCGATAGTTTTTCAAGAAAGCGTATCACATCTTCATAATCTTTCCGAACCTGTTCCGACGCCGCATTTCTTAAAGCCAAAAGCTTATAGCGAGTTATTAAGGCAGCAATATCTCTAATTGTACCGGGAACATTTTCAAATGGGACTTGATATTTTTTTACTGCATATGAATTAATAATATCTGTGCTTGCTTTTCGGATGTTATCAAATTTTTGTTGGCAATTATCATCCCAATATCCAGCCCCATTGTCATCACAGAGTCGGAGTAATTCATTATCACTGAGTCCGATATCATTTTTTTCGCAATAATATATCATCTTTCTATCCTTTTATTCTCCAGGATTTAAGGGGGATGAAATAATCCCCCTTAAACCTCTGAAGTTATTTAATTAAAATTGGAACAATATCACCAGTGGTACCAGAAGCCATTAAAATCCCATTGGCCTTTCCTGCTGATAGAGGAATAGCTTTACCATTAGCATCACTTTCAACTTCATCATCTGCATTTGCTGCTGCACCTAATTCGATAAGATACTTACCGGTAACTACAATAGAGAACGGCGATCCGGCGGTTACGCCGATTCTTGAAATACCACTTGCTCTAGCGGCGGCACCACAGTGTGTACCTATCGCATTTACGAAACGATTCTGTGTAATATCGTTTGATGCAATTTCAGTAATTGTTACACCAGGATTAATTGTATCCTGAGCTGTTGCCATTATTTACCTCCTTGATCTTCCTTTGTCAACTTAAGAAGATATGTCCTAAATACATCAGGAAACTTTGCATACTCTTCCTGAGAAAGCTGAAGACCGTCCCCATGGCGATACCATTTCTTTTTAAATTTTACATTCCCAGTTACCATGTACCCTGCTCTTAACGTCTTGTCTTTATTTTCATCTTTGTCTTTTGTCATGTTTACCTCTTTTATAAAAGTGACTGCTTTTACTCAATAACGCCAGTTAGGATTGCCCCGCAAATATTGGAAGTTACAACTGGGATAATTGTATCTGTGTTTCTTATGTTTTCGACTTTTCCCGGATTGGATTCGTAACTATCGACTTTGGGATATCCTGTTTGTCTTAGTGTGTACCCAAAAGACATATCCTCATTTGAACGGGACTCAGAAGGAGACGCATTAACATAAGCACAGATTACAACCTTTCCCCAAATAAAATCAAAGGTTCCATCCGGTTTTGCATAGATTGCTTCTCCCACTACCACTTCACTGACTCCAAAATATTTTGCCAGTGTTTCAGGTGTTGCCGGAAATTTCTGGTTCAATTCATTAGTTGTCTGTAATTTTGGGTGATTCTTTACAACATCGAATACTTCACTGCCAAGGAATAATATATTTGCTTTTTTCCCAACGGATGCTTTAATCTTCATTTTCATTTGTTCTACATCATCGATCGGGTCGGAGTTTGTATAATCACTCCAGATATCCGTTCCGCTGACTGAGAATCGATGATCAACAGGATATGTATTAACATCCTGGCAGAGTGTAGCAATATCATTCTCAAGTGACAGCATGATACCTTCTTGCGCCAAAACAGTATTACGCCGGCGTTTTGCAGGTATTTCATTGTTCTCTGTTTGCTTTAAATCAATAGGGAATTCAAGATCATGCTCATTGAGTTCAATTAAGATCGCTTTGCCATCCGGGGCTTCTGCCATATTACTTTTTGCATACATGGCACGTTTCGTTTTGTATATCCGTAACGAATCGGGCCCCCAAACAGGAATCTTTACACGCAGGTTCGGTTTTGTAACCAGCGGTAAAAGTTTCATTCCTACCAGGTCATTATTACTATATCCCTGGGCCAAGAACGTAAGTGTTGCATATTCTTTGTGAGTTACTGCTGTTGTCATTTTTAACCTCTTTTAGTCCAATAAAGCCAGAGCCACCCCATAAGTGACTCCTTTTTCTTTCATTAATACCAGGGCTTTTTCATGTCTTTCCAAGTCATCATCATCGGGATTAATTCGGGAGAAGCAAGCATCTTGCTTTGTTTTTGTCTCTGTTGTTACATCAATTTTCTCAAGTGGAATTCGTTTATTTAATTTGGAAATAAAATCAGTTATGAATTCATATTGTGTTTGAGTTTTTTCCTTAGAGAAGTGGTGGCTTTTTTCGTAGTCTAATTGGAGAAGATAATTTTTCCATTCTTCAACCTCGTTAGGGAATAGCTTACCCTCGGTAACCATTTTTTTAGTAAAAGCAGAGATACCTTCAATTTTTTGATTTTTCTGAAATTCAGCTAATTTATTTTGGGCATCCTCTGCTTTTTTTAAGGCTACCCTTTTTTCTTCTTCAGCAAGGGAGAGCCTTTTCTCAAATTCCGCTTTATCTGGAGAATCCGAATCCGGCGGACTGTTTTTTTTGACATTGCCTTTGTCATCTTCAGGCATTTTTACCTCCTTATATTGATTGAATTTTATATCTGTTTTTTGAAACTCTTTAGTTGATTCCTCCTCCAGGAGTGGAACAAAAAAATCATTTGAAAAATTTTCGGCTGCCGGCGTCAATTCGAATTGGAAAAGGATTATTCTTTTTTCGATGCCGGAAGCTTCCGTCTTGGAGAAAGCCCCTTGAAGAGGGAGAAGCCCTTCAACGGCTGGAGTATTTGTCAGGGCAATATGCTCTATTTCAGATTCTGGATTTATAGCTAAGGATACGAACTTCAGTGCACCCTCTTTAATTTTTCCCAGGATATTATCTTTAACATCGACAGCTTTAGCCAAGAGGTAATCGCCTAATCGCCGGAGCTGTGATATCTTTCCTTTTTCCTCTTTACCCTTGTGCCCAAATAGCAGTGGTGGTTTTTTTTCTGCTGAGGTATTGAATTTTTTTTCTATTGCTTCAAGATCACCCTGGGTAATATTATGCTGTTTTCCTTTTGAGTCAGTCCATACTCCAGTGCGGAAGCAAGTGAAATATCCTTCTTTCATTGCTTCTTTTAAATTTACAAACTCTTTGTCAGTCATCTTTGTCTCTGACTTTTCCGACTCTTTTTACTTAATCGGACTGGAACTTTACTTTTATAAGTCCCACTCAAATGATTAAAGGCGAGAAAGATATTTAACAGAAAATGGGTTAAATAATTATCACCAGTTTTTTCTAGAATTTTTTCTTGCCTGGGAGTTGGATCGCCATCGTCCTTTGAATGAATTCTTTCTTTCCAAATAAACGGAAAAATTCCATGTGTCAAATGAACGAAGGCGTTTTGGATGTTTTTAAATGTTTTCATTTTCACCTCACACTTTTTCTAAGTTGTATAGTCCTATTTAACCATCCCCGGAGATAAGGTTTATATATATTGTTCTTTGAGAGGATGCAATAGCTTTAAAATGCGGATGATTAAGCATATTGTTATAAAGTGTAGAAAACGGAGAAAAATTCCAGAGCTTTTCCCAATATTCCTTAAAATAAATCTGTTTAGCTATTTCTAAAGCTTTTGCGGCAGGCATTTTCCACATTTTTTTTACCATTCCTGGATGTGCATTCTCGGAAATTCCATACACAGTCCTTCCCCCGGTATCTGTTGTTTTATACCCTTCCCACTTTAAAGTAAAACTAACGGCCAATTCAAATAATTCTTTTTCATTCTTGATTGTCAAATCGTTTGGCTCTTCTTCCAATTTTGTCATTTTTTCTATTTGAGAAATTTTCTTTTTTTTATAATTTTGTCTTATATCTTTTAAAATCATTTTACGGCCCTTTTAAATGGTCTTTAATGCCCTTAAAACAGCCAAAATCCCCAAAACCCAACAACCAGCTATAATAAGCGTTACGAGGAGCAAGGCCCACAAACACCCTAGATTTCTTTTAAATACACAAAGGGGTTCCCTTTGGGCTTTGCAAAAAAAATGCGTTAAATTTTGCACTATTTCTGCGACTTTTAGGACTCTTAAAAAACGTCTATTTTTTCTCATTTTAGATTGTCACTTTTTCCCGAATTTTGGCATTTAATTTAATACTTTCTTTACTCTTTTTTAGAAGGATTTTTTTGAATACACGTTCCAGGCTGGCAGCCGGATTAAAATCGAAACCTTCAATAGGTTTGAAGGATGGATTTTCAGGATTCCATTTGATTACACCAAGGTATCTTTGGACTTCAGCCGGTGTGGCAATAACTTTTCGGCATTTGCAGTTATGGTGATTGGGGGGAGTGATAATTGACCAGGCCGGATGATCGTAACGGGCTGTAAAATTATGTAATCTTCTACAAAGATTGCAGGTATGTGTAGGTATGTCTATTAGAGTTGAATAACGCCAATAGGGGAACATATCTGTATTTCTAAGTAAAGCTTGCTCATTTTCTACTGAAAGAGCTGAAAACATATTAGTATTAAAAGATGTCCTTAAATAGGCATTGAGCTTTTTAACGTCTAAAATACTTTGAACTGACTTTTTAAATTCCTGATATGGTATACCTTCTTCAAGGCTTTTTAACATTTCTTCTTTAGCTTTTAATTTAAGTTCAATGTCATCTATCTTTGCCAGATAGAAAGCATTGTTTTTAAGCTCTTTACGTAATGCTTCCCATACTTCCTTTGAAACCGGCACCTTTGATTTAAACCAATTTATAGCTTGTTTTGGAGTGATATTTTTAAATGCATCTATGCCATAATCCATGTCCAGCAAGTTTAAACTTTCTAAAAGATCATCTTCTTTACTAAAGTAATTAGAGTCTGTACTTTGAATTCGTTCTGTTTGGTGTAAAATTGAATATTCAGCAAGGCAACCAGCTAATTCCAGGAACTCTTCCCAAACCGGTTGTGATTGCGTGATCTGGGTATTGTCAAGTCGAGGTAAAGCAGAGGTGAAATCATCCACATCAAAGGCTTCTATTATGCCATTGATATTTATTGAATCATTGAACCTGCTTTGATTTTCAACAAATATCTGATTTAAGAAATCCCCCTCTTTCAAGAGAAAAAGTGCGCTATCATCTTGATCAGAGTTCGGCGATACAGCGGAAGTGTTTGCATTTTGGTCTTCAAAAGTTGAGAAATTTGATTTTGAAGGTTGATTTGCTTGTCTTTTAATTAATGAATCCCATGTCGAAATAGTTCCATTAAAAATAACCAGGTCATTTCCATCAGGTTTTGTCCAGCCATATTTTTTATAAAAATCATCCAGTGAAATAGGCATTAATTTCTGTTGAATCTCATCTCCTTCTGCTTCTTCCTTTGGAACTGTTTTGGCATCATAATGGATGTATAGGTTTGGTTGTATTGTGAATTTATAATTCCACTTAACCAAAAGATGTACAGCATCCTTATTTACTATATCCTGTAATCTCAGTGCATATCCTTCTAATACTTCATCTGTAATTTCCTTTTGCTCTGTTGCATGTGCTCTTGCTCCATATTGGCTTTCATTAGTTGTGAGAACAGCGGAAAGAATAGCTTTACTTATTTGCCGGTCACAATATTTAACAAACGCTTCATAACTATCCTGCCCGGAACGTTTGGCTTCCATAAATTCTATTTGCCAGCCCTTCTCCAGAGTTACCGCCGTATCGCTCTGTATACTTTCCAACGTTTCCAGGAGTTTATTAACTTCCTCATCTTCAGCCGTTTTCTCATGAAAGCCAATTATAGTTGGTTGCCCAAATTTCTCACAATGGATTGCCCAAAAAAGAATACAATGCTTTTTCCAATACCATGCCCAAAATGCCTCGATTAATACCGAGCGACCAAAGGGATTACCTCTAGGTGCATCGAAAGTTGCATGTATAATGCGCTCCATTTCAACGGCAGTTGGTTCTGGATTTTCTGAGGTTTTAAGACCTGGAGTACCATTCTCATCAAAGGTCCAATCATCCTGGTCATGGCCTTTCACTGAAGACAATACAACGAGTCCATCTTTATTTATTGCCCAATTTTTTTCTACGATTGCATAACCGTATTCTACTGCTTCGAGTATTTCAGTTACCAGGTCACGATAAATCGGTTCTATTTGATTTCTTAACAATTCAGCCTGGTTGTGATCCTCTTCTTTATCACTATCGATTTGAATGCTCCACTTTAAGCCTTTTATTTTTCCTTTAAGTGTCCGTAAATCGCTTCCAACTTGTGCATCTCTTTTCATCTCCTCGATTATTTTCCAACCTTTACGCATGCCCTCACTGGTTTCTTTCAAAATAAAGTTGGGATTTTCTATTTCCTTTATGAATTTCTTGTATTTTTTGCCATAGTTAATGGCGGAAATCAGCAAGGGTTTTAAGGCTTTTTTACTTATTCTCGTACCATCAGATACAACCGTGCTTGAAAATTCTGCCGGGTTTGATATTTTAGGTGTTTTTAAATCCATGGAAATTCCTAATTAATGTAATATTCTCTTTTTAGGATTGCAGAAGGTCTAATACCTTTTGAATATATTCCGCGGGTGCCACTGGATTTTGATCTACATTTCCCTTGTGGGCCTGCATTTTCTAAGCCCCAAACTGCCATTTCTAAGGCATCCGGGATATCATCATTCATATTTGTTCCCAGGTAATGTAGTTGTTCCATAAGTAAATCCTGGTCGGAATGATGCTTCTGGAATAATATATTTCCTACCCAAACACTCCGCTCTAATCTTCCTATACGCATTACTTTATCGGAAGTGTGAGTAACTCCTATAATATTGGGGTATTGTTTTCTCTCTATGCAATAATCACTCATATCGTTTTTGAGGTATATTTGATAACTATTTTCTTCGAAAACACATACAACCATGTGGTAAGTACCATACATTTCAAAAAACGCTTTATAAAACTCTCCTATAGGTACTTTCTTCCCCCACGCTTCTACTACATGTATTTTCTTGGTCTCTCGATCGTGGGCTATAACAACATGCGATTTGTAATCGTGTTTTTCGGTATCTCTGGCGGATGGGTCACTACCTGAGTAATATGTCCAATAGCGTTTCCGTAGTAGTATAATTTCATCACCAAAATATTGATACCATTCAGGACGAAATTTTGAATCGTCTAAAGGTTCGTTCATGTACTCAGAGGCCCAAACGCTTTCTCCAACTTGAATTCTAATCCGTTCCAGGTCCTCTAACGTGTAAGCTTTCTTCCATAAAGGCACACCATTTTGTATTGCTGAATAGACAATTACTTTAATATAGCTTTTACCAAATCTTTCCATGAGTTCTTTAGCTTTTTCTCTGCAATGATCGATTAATAAGGCTAGAACTGCTTTTTTATTTAATAGTGTACCGATGACTATCATTGTTCCGTGATCAGCCAGGGAAGGAAAACCTGCCCGGAGAAGTTTACCGAAGATTTTTCTGCAATATTTAATATTATTTACATGTTCATCTTCATCGATATCATCTCCGATAATAAAATCTGGTCGGAATTGTCGAAAGCGTAAACCGCGAAAATTTTGCCTTATTCCTACAGCACGGATACAGGACTGGTTTTTAATCCATATTTCATCATTAGTCCAGTGCCCATCTGTTATACAATTCCCGAAATCTTGCTTAATACGTTCATTCTCTTCAAATTCAATTTTAATAAATATAAGAAAAGGTTCTGCCAGTTCTTTTGAACCTCCTATAATTAGAGTAAAGCGGCTGATAAGATAGAGATTTTGGTGAATCGGTTCCAGGAGGGTAACAATACTGGATTTCCCATGTTTCCGGGGAACACCAGCTACATTCAGGGTTTTATCTCCTGTCCGGCACATTTCATGGAGTTCTATCTGAAACTCATCAAAGTCCAATGTAAAGTAATGTCCTAAATAATATTTAGCAAACCATTCTATGTCTGTACGGCCTCTTTCACGTCTTTTTTCTTTTGCTTCTTCAGAATCATCCGGTGATGGTTTTACTATTGACTTTTGCAGTGCAAGAATCTCATCAACTTTCTGTTGAAATTCTTTAGGAGACAGTTTCCTTTTTCTACCAAATGCCATTAGATTTTCCTTTCCCCATACTCCTTTTGTTTTATATATTTAAAAAATGCCTGTATATTTTCTACAAGCATTTCCTTAAAGCCTTCATCATTCCTCTTTTTCATATTTATGAACTTCAAAAATTTATGCATTACTGTGACTGCCATTCCTGGGAGGTCTTCGATTGAACCAAGACGATTGAGTGCACTGGCAAATTTACTGATCGCATCGGCACCGCCTGCAATCCCTTCCGTATCGATCTCTATTTGATCGAGGTAGGAGTTTAAAATCCCTGCGATTTTATTAGCTAAAGTTCCAGGTCTCCTGACATAATCACTCTTTTTTTCTTCCCAATTATACCGGTTCTTCCATGATGACAGGGTTGTTACAGAAACGCCTGTTATATTTGAGATGGTTTTTAAGGTGTTTCCTTCCAAGTATAGCCTTTCTGCATCAGCGCCCTGAAGGTTATATTTTCCCATTCTTACTCACTTATCACTTAGTAATTAGTTTCCATAATAATTCAAGAGCTTTAATTGCTATTGCACCAATGATACCGGAAGTTGTAGCAGTGACATAGGCCCGATAACGAATATGAAGTAACTTCTTACTTATGCATGACTGAAAGGATTCAAACTTATTTTTTAATTCTTTGATTTGTGAAGGGATGTCGGTATCATATTTAATGTAGCTCTTTTCGACTGTATTTACTTTTGAGTATAATTTTTCAATATCAGTTCCCATCTTTTCAATGGAGGAGTGGTGCTCATAATGATAGGGACAGATTTTATCTTGCACTGCCATGTTACCTTCTCCTATTTTTATCACTTTATTCAAGCGATTCTGTATCGAGGCTTTTTAGTTTTTTCTTAGCTTTTAATCTCTCTACTTCTTCCAGGAACCTCTTCCATATTTTCCTTTTTACTATATAATAATTCTCTGAAGGAGAAGGGAATAAGGTAAAATCGGTACTATCAGTATGTTCAATATCCAATTCGGTCCGAAGTTCTTTAAGCCTCTCCTGGGCCCGTTCCCAATTCTTAACATGGATGATATAGGAATCTGGGTAATCAGGACTCGTTTTAATATACTCCCAGTCTTCAAGAAAAACAGAGTTCGCAGTAGTTTTACAACCCAGAGTTGAGCACGTCGTGAGAAATCCGGCTAATATCACCAACATTACTATCAACTGCATTTCCGATTTCCTGGAGTTTTTTCTTATACTCACTTGATATCCTCCTTTTTTTGGCATCAATAGAAAAGAAATACTTATGCAAAGTATCAATTAAAAATTTGAGGACTTCTTCCATTTTATTCCCTCTCTTCCTTTTCTTTCTCTCTTTTAAAAAGAAGCATTAGTAAACAGGCGATTCCCGTACTCACTGCACCTTCAGGCATACTATTCAATCCTAAAAGTGGGGATAGCACTGGAAGGAGTGCACCACTTACCGCTACCCAAAATTTTGCGTCTTTCCATTTTTTGCCATGAATACTTGTTTTAAGTTTGTTTAAATCCTCTTTACCTTCTTTTTGAAGATAGATTACGATTAATGCTAATGCATAAACTACCATTTCCGGATCGATGTGAAATCCAATCTCCTTTTTTAAGACAGTGAGTAGCGCGTAAACAACCCCCAGGAAAAACAGAATAGTTTTCCTACTCCGAAATTGCTTAAATATTTTGTCCACATTATTCGTCATGTTAAACCTCACGCTTGATTTTTTCATGATTGAATTATAGGGATATTTCACCATAGATGCAGCGATACGGCGGATTTGGCGGAAGAATTTTAATTTTTTTTGGGGGGGATGGCTGAGGTGGGATTTTTTATTTCTTAAGAAAAAGGTGCGGGCAAAAACCACCCCGGCTTTGCCCGCTTTTTATTACCTTTTTCCTTTCCATCTCTACTGAGGCGTTTTAAGATGAACACTCGCAAATTGCTTTAATGTTTTTGTCTTCATTATCTTCATTATCTTCATTTTTTTTAACAATAACTAAAAGACCTTTTGAAATATAAGAAAAAATTTTTCTCGATAGATATTCAGATAGTGCCTGGGTAACAATACCCAGGATAAATCCAATTCCGATAAGATATATATTCATTTTCACCTCATATCTTTAAGAACGTTTTTTACTCTTTCCGGCAAATTTTCTTTGTTAATTTTTTTATATTCATGAGGTTCGATTTTTTTTAATCTCTCTGAATCGAAAATCACATTTTTAAAGTATAAAACCTGCCGCAGCTCTTCTTCACTAAAGCCTAAAGAGGAGAACCATTGTATAATAGAAACTTGGTCTTTCTCACAATGTTCTTTCATCATAAAAATCTTTTCATCATTTGCAATTTGGACACTATTTGCATCGAGTACAGGCAGATGTATTACGCTAAAAGCAGTGTTAAGAATTTCCCTATCTACTTTTGCACTAAAGAATAATATAAATGCTGCGCTTGATAATTCGTGAAAAGCTACAAGTTTAATCTTTTTTCCCCTTTCCGCTAAAGAATCGAAGTAATGTACCATACATTCCATCGCATCATAATGACCACCACGTGATGCAAAATATATAGTAAATTCGTTTTCTTCTTTACTTGCCTCTATTTGTTTTATTAAACCTACGAAGGCAGTATTGTCTATATCTCTTTCATAAACAATCGTTTTCATCCCCCCCCCCTATTCCCATCTCAATTGAATTAACTCTTGGATTTTCTTATGTGGTCCTTTAAGTTCATTCAAAATTTCCGGGGGATTATAAATATTCAACCATAACACTTCTTTAGCCCATTTCTTAAAATCAATTGCAGGTTTTGTGTCGAGTTCCATTGCCAATAGAATAAATCCACTCATATCAATGTACCTTTCCTGGTTAATATCCTTACAATAAAAAGCGATCATCTTATTTTGATTAACGATTTCTTGAATCTTTTCTTGTGATATTTCAAGAAAAGACTCGACCAATAAAAAATGGAATAATGGGCTTCCTTCTACCAGAAGGACCGATCTACTCCTTACATCTTTACTCCTTACTTCATTACTATCATTTGTGTTTTGTTTCATTTTACCTCCAATTCTAATCCTATTTTTATTTACCTTCTCTCATTATTGTTTCTGGTAAAACTCTATCATAAATATTATCAAGAAAGTTTCCTTTTTTTTCAGATAAACGATTTCTTTCTTCTGGTGGCAACAGTTCAATCATGAGTTCTAACCAGGTTTGAAGATGTGCAATACTTTCAGTAAAGTCATTTTTCAGATTTAATTCAGGATTCATTTCCTTATGTTTTCTTATAAATTCTCCTATTTGACATTGAGTATTCACCATAGAAATAGAGAGATTAGTTAAAACTGTTTTTGTCCCATACGTTCTACCAAATTTTTTATATAATTCTGATCTATTCAAATTTTACCTCCTCAAGTGCATGAACAGCACCTTTAAATTTAGTACATAGCATACAAAGGTCATAACCTTTCCCTGGGCATGTCCTTCTTATTGATATAGGGTTTGTTGTGAACAAATCGCACAATCCGATCCTATTTGTAAGCATTATATCCGCTGACAAATCATTTAGGTCGGATTTTCTCCGGGTACAGGTTTGACATTCTTCAGATTCATTACCCTGGCAATCTTGATTTATATTTTTTGCAGTACTTCTCAATACACATTTAATTTCTGGCATACCTACCTCCCTAAAAGGTGAAAGGCAACTTTCTTTGCCGTGGGTCCTCAAAATCATCAGTCCCTTCAAAATTTAAAATATAATCGATTGCACCTCTCTTGGATATCTGTACCGGACATCTTGAACTTTCACCACCCATTTTTACAGAATCCTCAATTTCTCCTCTTTTCCAGGCTTTCTGGATTTTGTTATAGCTTGTCCCCAAAATGTGAGCTAACTCTTTCATGCACAATACATTACTCTTTTTTTCTAAGATAATCTTAATCCAGTCAGCTCTTTGTTGCTTTGTTATTTTACCAGAAAGCCTAGCCTTAGAGAGTAGTTCCTCCAAATTCAATTCAGAATTTTTAGTATCAACTTTTGATTCCATTTTCACCTCACTTAGGCTTTACAACATAATCATGACCCGCTTTATCCATACGCCAAAACACATCGATCAAATATCTTTTATTACCTTTATTTACTATTTTTTCTGGATGCTCCCAATAAGGAACGGAAGGGGGTAATTTGACTGGGTTTGGTTCCGGTGGTTTTACTTCCTTCTTTTCTTTATTTTTATTGATCGATTGCTTTTTTCTCTGTGGTTGGCCGTTTTCTTTCCATCCGGTTATTTTAATATTTTTTAGAGCTTCAATTACCTTTTGAGCAGATGTTATCCCAAAATAATTTCCAACAGCCATTTTTTTTACCAGACTTTTTATGAAATTTGTTGATACGCCGGACTCATATACCATAACTTGAATTTTTCGCTTTAAAGGGGTAGATATGTCTGCAATTAATCCCAAATCATCAAAAAAATTACAGGGAAAAACAAAGAATCTTCGTTTTTGTCTCTGAGATTTTAACGGTGTTTGGAATTCTATTTCTTTTTTGCTCTGAAAGACAAACCCCGATTTCTCAACCAATATTCTCACTACTTTTTCTAATTCTGCTGGAGAGAGAGAACTCAAACTTCTCTTTTTATATAACAATTCAACTACATCATAAGCATTTTCTTTTCCGATGGAGTTTGCAATCAGCCAGAACCTTTTTAGTAGTTTACTTCTGTTAATTTTTCCTGTCTTCATGTTTAACTCCTTTTCATTAACTCCTTTTCTCAACCCCAAACGACTCCGACCCCGTTTTACCGGGGCCGGAGCCTTTTTTGGGTGGAAGTTGTGTATAGGAGGTTAATCTTTTAAAAAAGTGGTTCTACATCGACAGCGATGTATTCTTCTTTTTTTATTCCCAATTTAGAGAGGAGGGCGGAATTACATTCTGCCTCATCCTTAATCGCTCTTTTATCGGGTTTTTTGGTAATCTTAATAAGGTCTACCAATCCCAATTCATCAAGTTTTTTCACTATGAATTTGTCAGCCGGGTAATTGTAATCAGTTTCCAACCTGGTTTTTATCACACCAGTTGAAAAGGTCATGTGCTTTCTCTCATCTGTCCGAACCTCATCGATATGCTCTTCAGTATATTCCTCAATATTCAACAATAATTGTTTGATCTTCATTTCCACTTCATTGAGTTCTTTTTCTTTTTCTGTTTTCACCTGGGCAATCAATTCATCGATCTTTCCGACTATAAACTTCCGTGTAGCCATAAGTTTACCCAATTTGCCGATTTCTACACCGACATCTTCCCAATTTTGCAGGAATGTCTTTTTTTTACTCATTTATTCTCTATCCTCCATAATTTTAATTTGCTGATGATGAGTAACGTTTTCCTAATAAAAGCTGTTCTGCGGCTCTTAGGTGATCTATATTGACTGGAATCTTGTCTTTCTTGGCAAACCTTATCGCATTTGATAGGAGATGTTTTATTTTCCGAAAATGACCCTGCTCATTGGCTTTCTTTTCAAGAAAACGAACTATTTCCGTATCTGCTGAACAATTTACAGCAGCAAGGATTTGCCATACATCTTCACGTTTTACCTTTCCATCCAGGGTTTTAACAATCGGGACCCGGCTATAAATCTGGTCATAATCGAATTGTTTTGCCCCGGTCATTCGGTCGATAATATCGTTATTACCTGAATATATCACCGGTGTTTCTGTTGCATCATGTATTGCCCATATTTTTTCTAAAGATGTATAGGTAAGATGTTGGGCTTCATCAATGATTAACAATAGGTCTTTTCCTGTCAATTCTTCAATAATGGTCTTCATCATAAATCCATGGTTGAGCCGTAAACGTTTCCGTTTTGGTCTTAGTTGGTCAAGCAACATACTCATTAAAGCGCCGCTGCTAATACCGGAAAACGCAGTAATCATTATTGATTGATTATGTCTTTCCATGTATAGTTTTAAACCGGTTGTTTTACCATACCCGCTGCCACCATGAATAACTCCCATGACTTTGGTTTGATGTACTAGACTGCAAACAGCCAGGATGTCTTTGGCATTGGTTGTTAGTACCTTTGGAATTTCCACATTTTCAAGTTTCCGTGTAAACTCACGCGCCATCAGAGAAAGGATATCATGTGTCAATTCTGAATTGTTGCCGGTGTATTTACCGGCAAGATACTGAGATATGACAGAATCACTTCTTCCTATCTTCCTGGCTACTTCAGCCTGGCTAAAACTATTCATTGCCATCCATTCTTTTAGGGCTTTACGTACTTCATTTTCACCCGTTAAATTACTAAAATCCATTTTGCCTCCTATATTTTAGTCTTCTATATAAAGGTCTCGTAAATACTTATTTGCTCTTTCTTGTGCTAATTTTTCCGGGGTTTCCTCTTCTTCTGTAACAGCCATATCGCGCAGCCTCTTATCTAGATCATTTTGGCGTTTCTTCATAACTGCTCTGTTTATCTTTTTTTCTTTTTCTTTGTCAAATGCTTCCCGGAACCTTGTATTGATATATGTTACAGGCAGTTCGGGTTCTTTGTGTTTTTGGGCCGCGTCTCGATCGACAGCCAATGATTCTCTCTCTTCATCAGTAAGTGGCTTAGGAACCAACTTTTGGTATTTTTTCTCTTCATTTTCTCGAACGATTTTTTTCATCCGGTTAAATTTTCGGATTTGTTCATTTGTAATACCTATGTGTGGAGGTTCACTGATTCGTTCTGCTACATCGATATAACAATCCTGATCATCAAAAACAAATATCTTATCCGGATTATCGGGTGGTACTCGGAACTGTACCCACTTGCCATAGTAATTGCGATGGAGTTTTTCGCTCCAATACCAGCGGTCCATCCACCATATCCCGTTTTGTTTTACCTTTTGTTGGTTGGGATGAGCGGTTAACATCAACATTAATTCATCTTCCCTAACCATTCTTTTTTTGCGCTCTTTATCTGCATAAAAAATATTATTTGGAGTATCACCTTTATGATATTTTCCCCACATTTTACGGTTTTCTGCAAATTCGTAAGAAAGCCAGCCCTCTAAATTTTCCTTTAACTCATCGAAGGATAGGATGTTGCCTTTCTTAATTTCATCCTTTAGTTTTTCCGGCCTTGCAACAACATTACGACCACGGTACCCTCGCATCCACTTTGCAAACTCTTTTGTTAGAATACCAAAAAGATTCTCAATTAACTTTGCCTTTGCATTATAAGGAAGGGCAAAGTGTACCTTTAGTTTTAATAGATCAAAAACACCTTTTATAATTGGTTTAAGATCATATCGGCAATCTTCCTCTTTTTTCTTTTTACGTCCTACAAAAAGTTTACTTCGGAAGTCTTTTCCATTGTCAAGATAAACCTCTTTAGGTAGTCCATGAGACAAACCCTGTTTATAGAATGCAACGGCAATGCTATCACTGTTTGGCCTTTCACATAAACACCAACCCAATGGTTTCCAACTCCTTACATCGATCCACAATGTTAACCATGGGAATATTATCCGGCCATCATGATAGCGACATGCAACATCCAATTGATGATGGTCGCACTCGATGAGTTGCATTGGTTCAAGTGATTCTGGATTTCGCGGTATATAGGGAACTACGGTATCCGAGAATTTTTTCGGACCATTTCTCCTCATTACACGGACATCGGGGGGAATGCTATTACAATACCGTTTGGCCGATGAGTAACTACCTACTTTCCAACCTTTCAACCGGGCCATCTTTACTAGTTTGTTGTAGCATTCTCGAATTGAAAGTTGATTTTGTGTTAACCAGGTGTCATTTAAAAATTGTAGTGCCTCCGGGGAAAAAGTATTATCAGATACGCCACTTTTTGCCCGTTTTCCTGGTGCCAATTCGACAATACCACCTTTTTTATAAGCTTTCAGCCAATTAAAAAGAGTTGCCCGGCAAACTTTCTTACCCGAATTCTCCAATTCAGATAAAAATTCTTGCGCACATGCCCACAGTTTAACACCACGTTCATGAGCAAATTGACTCCAATTGTTTAATATTTCTTGACGTTCTAAAGCAACACTCTTTTGATTTGCTGTTAATCCTCTGAATTCCTCACGACTCTCTAATACCTTACGTTTGCGTTCTTCTTCTATCTTCTTTAATATCTCAGGCGGTAAAGATGAAACAGCTATCTCCCATCCATCGGAACCGCTTCTTGATTTTACTTTTCGAGTTTTATAGTTCTTTTTTTCACATATTCTTCTTACCGACCTTTTTTCTATATTTAAAAAATGTGCCAGTTCTCTGGTTTTAAGCCAAAGTTCAATAGTCTGTGATTCATCAGGCATCGTTAATCAACCTCTTCAGTCAAGCTTTTAAAGTAATTCAGGATAAATTCAGTATTTAAGTCATGTTTATGAACTAATATTTGCTTACATTTTTTTTTATAATGAAGTTTCATAGACCGAAAACTTTCCCAGTAATACTGGATATACTTATATTTATCGAAAACCCCTTTTTTTTTGGCATTCCTTTTCCCATATATCTTTACAAAATTATCTCGGAATTTTTTGCGGTGAATCCAAGCTTCCTTTGGCTGGAAAAACTTTTCCAATATTTCTTTATTTTCCAATTCCCATTTATCAGGATTATAATAACCATTGATGAAAGGTACTATTATTAATCTCATTTTTATGTGTGTTAAATGAATCTTGACATTGTAACCATCGATCTTCAATCGAATTGGATTTATTATATCGAGATTCTCTTCAATTAATTTCCAATCATCGTTAGTGATTACAGGTGACCAATTTTTGTTATTCATATTATTACCTTTGCTGTACTTTTTTATTTGATGTATTTACCTTCAGGGTCGTATATTTCAACAAAAAACTCGGACTCAAGGATAGCTGGAAAATCAATATCAATTAACTCGATTCCTTGCCGGCCATCGAGCGATAATCCTTCGGATTCAAACGATTCTATTACACTTTTCACATCCTCTGTAGGATTGTTGTGTATATGATAAGCTACAATCCGGCATATGATTTCCCAGTAATCATCACATATGTTCAATAAGTCTCCCGGAATTCCTTTTTCATCAAGATATGATCGGATAAAATCATCAGGTTGTGTTAAATCAATCATAAATTCAACGGCGAAGAGCCTTCCAGGAAGTGAAACCCGATATTTATAGCGATTATTTTGCTTATATCTTTTATTATTTTTCATGAATGCAACTATCTCCTCAAACTTTTTGATAAACTCTGAAAGAAACTCTTTATTAAAACCTTTTTTTTCTCCAAATATCTTGGAAATATGATTGTTAAAACTGATGAAAACAACACTATAATCAGGTTCACATCCAAAATCTATCCCGAAATAAAGGTTAGAGACAGAATTTTTATTCCTTGGAGGTTTAACTTTTGGCATTGGAATTTCTACATCTATTTCCGGCAGAACTTTCTTTTTGCCAGTTTTATCAGTTATTGCCATTTTTCTTTTCTTTGCCTCTGTAATAGTCTTTTCCATTGTCTTTAATTATTTTATAGGGTACTCCTCCTTTTAAAATATCTAATAGTTTTGCCCTGAACCATTCTTTTACTAATTCATCATGTCTTTTATCTTTTTTCATAAACACCTCCAACACTTTTGGGATAGAAGAATTCTCCTCTACCATGATTTATTTGCTTATATACTCCTCTTCTGAGAATTCCCAATCACCTTGCACATCGGTATACAGGTTCCTTTGTTCATTCCAACGTGTCGCGTCACGTACTTTGCACAGCACGTCATGTATGAACTCAACTTGTTGCTTATCCATGGTTCACTCAACGGTACAAAGTTCTTTAACCCTCTTGCTAATCGGGTCAAGAGTTTCTTCATCGAGAAGTAAGCCATCGAAACTGAATAGCATATCCACCATCATATTTGCGCATCCAATTTGAAACTTTCGTGCTCTTTTCGAGTTTGATTTTAATGCAATTAAAAATACGCCGGTGCGGTCAAAGTACATTTCATCTCGTATCAACACGACGTGAGACTGAAACTCTTTCTTTTCCGAGATTTGTTTGATTTTTTTCTCTTGCATCCCGGTTATTTTTTCTGCAAGAGAGGCATGAAATAATGGATTATTATCAAGCAAAAGAACCGATTTTCGCTCTACATCGAGATAATATAGGCCTGTACTATGTATGCCCATTTTTCTATCCTCCTTAATATCTGTATTTGTGCTTATTGGTATAGTTATGCATTTTGATGGGAAAAAAGGTATGTTATAGCCGGGAACTTCAAGAGTCTCTTGATTTTGATATGTCCCAAAATATACGTTATTGCAGTTACAATTTCTTTTGCCTTTGTTTATCGGAGAAATCATCCCATTATTCCTTTGTAATATTTTTTCCATGAGTGGTTTTAACTTTCCACTTCGCTTCCCTACTATAATTTCCAAAAAAGGTGGGGGACCATAAAAAGATTTCTCTATTTTTATTTGTTCAATCTTTTTTTTACTCATGCTTCCAATTTAAAAATAGGTATTAAATTATCCTTTTTATCTTTCAGCTCTTCTAATTGCTCTCGAAGTATTTTCATTTTTCTTTGTGCAGCTATTATTATTAATTCTGTCTTTTCAAGACGAGTTCGCAAAGTTTTCTCATTTTCTAATACTTTTAGTCCGAGAATGTGAGGGATGAGGCACGCAAGACGATAATCTTCAGTCGCGATGCAAAAGGCATGAGAAAATTCCAAGGGAAAACGAACTGGATTCTTTTCCCTTGTCCATTTATCCACCATTGTTTTTGTAATCTTTTTATCTTTATCAAGTCCTATGATTTGGGACATCAATTCTGCAATTTTTTCTCGTGTTAAGTTTTTTTCACCCGCATATTCAATTCCTTTCCGAAGTAACCACCTAACCATTGCAGGGATATCAAGTTGTTTTCCAGTTTCTGATTCTTCTAACATTTTTTGGAACTCTTCAATCATTGACATTTATCCTTTAGTTTATAGATGGCTAATTTTTTTTGTGAATAGCCATTGCATTTATGGATTTTTTGTAATATATTATAACTATGGTAATTAATCATTTAGTTTCCTGTATTATTTTGAATGGATTCCATAAGAGAAAGGAGGCTTCTTGTAAATCTTTTGGATTTCCTTTTCCCACTGAGCAACAATCCTATAAATCCTTGAGAACATCCAATCTTTTCTGCAATCTGTTTTTGTGTCAAACCTGTTTTTGCTTGAAATATCTTAAAGTCAACTTTGTTAAGACTTTTATATTTTTTGCTTTTTATTATCATGGTAATATTATAATACATATTTGCATAAAAGTCAACAAAATATTAGTTTTTGGATATGGCGAGGTACAAATTGAATCAGTATAATAAAGAATCTATCGGTTACAGACTTAGAAAATTTAGAAAAGCTATACAGAAAACACAAGCTGACATTGCACACGAAGCATCCGTATCTCAGGCAAACGTTGCACGGATGGAATCCGGTGATGTTTTTCCAAACATAACTTATTTGTCATATCTGCATAAATATTACAAAATGAATACCAACTGGTTGATATCAGGAGAAGGTGAAATGCTGGAAAACAATGTAAGTGATCATTCATATAAATCATTTGCAGATAGAATAAAATTTGCCTTTCCTGAAATTAAAATAGATGATACTCTAATTGAGGTTTGCCAAGCTTTAGCAAATCCAAAGTTGACCAAACTTATACGACATAAATTTGCTATCGCTTTGGGCTTGGCAGAAGCAGAGTTTCCACATATATTTAATGAGCAAGGGGATAGAAATAATTCGGTAAATGTGGGAGGTGTATAATATTGTGAGGTAAAATGAAACTTGAAGAAACCAATGTTATTGCATTTCCATCAATTAACTTTCAGGGTGAGGAAGAAGCTCCAAATCCCGATCGACTATTACGAGAGTTAGCCTTTTTAGCAAAACATCCGAAGATTTTTAAGATGTTATTACATACGAAACAAATAATCTATGAAGGCTATAAAAATGAATTAAATGAAATTTTACATGAAAAAGAGAATTGTATTATTCCTCTAAAGAGGAAATCAAAAGACGTTGTTATAATTGAGCCTGATAATGAATATTATAAGGATTATCTTCTTACATTAGAAAAGTATAGGAAATACCGCGAAAGAAGGGTAAAGGACCATTTAGCTATTAAAAGGGCTTTTAAAGTAAATGGTGCTTAAGAAAAACAATCGCTAAATCCATTTATATCAACAGATTGATCGCCTTTACGGAAAATCGGATCATCTGCTTCACTCCATTGGTTGCGATCTCGACCAATTTCTAATAGCAAAACTCCATTTTCTTCTAATTCTTCTCTAATCTTATTTATTTCTTTTTTTTTCCTTCTTTCAAAGAAACGTCTAGCCACAATCAATTTTTTTGAATCCTTAAGGGCAGCAATATAAAAAATTTTCCATAATTGTATAGGAGAAGAAATTGTTATTCCAAAGAATTTTCTCCATGATTTGTTTATTTGTGGTAACTCATTAATAGATGGCATATAGAATATATTAGAAGCATCCAAAGGTATTCCATCTAATAAAATTTTTTCTTGAGTAATTAAATTTATACAAGATTTTTCAACTTGCTCATCTTTTGTTAAAAAATATGTATATTTCTTTTTTGAATCCAATTCAATTTAATCAGTCTCTTTCGTAACTTTTTGTTCCTTTAAAAAACCTACCATGTAGAATATAAATATATAAAAAATATTTATTAATAATCCGATATGAAAATATTGTGGGAGTGAAGGAGAAGCTAAAAAGATATTATCTCCTTCCTTTAAATAGGGAATCACTTTACTATACGGGTTCTCATACACATGATTTTTATAAAATAAAAAGAATTTCTTCTGATGATATCGGTTGTTTAAGTAAAAAGATAAATATGAGTTGTAGCCCATTGAACCAATTTCATTAGCGGAACTTTTCAGAAATGTAAAAGGAGAAATATTACTCAATTTATGGAATTTCGAGATTAATTCTTTTGTTGCTGATATATTACTTTTTTCAAGAGCATCAATTTTTTTTGAATCTTTATAATGATAACGATCAGTCATTTTTTTATCTATTTTAAATTTCTCTTCTGGTGTTTCTGCATGGTTCCTCAATTTTTCATTATATACATCCTTTTCGAAATCCATTAGAACTGATATTTTACTTAATTCAAACATATGTCTACTTAATTTTGATGCATCACGATTTATTATTACATCAATTGATTCTGGAATTGCAATAGTAAAAAAACCCCAAAGTAATACCGCGACAATAACTCCAGATTTTTTCAGTGTTCCGGCAAACATACCTATGACACAACAAAATACAAAAGTCAATAGAATTGATAAGAAAAGTAAAAATAAATATTTAAATAGAAAATACTCAATTCCAATTCTATTAACTAAAAACAATCCTAAGACTAAAAACCATTGAATTACCAAACAAATAAAGATAAAAATCGATTGAGATAAAAATAAAGATAGATAAATATTCTTTTTTGTATAAAACCTTAAGAATGTTATATACTCAGTGTCTTTCAACACAAAGTATCCCAAAAAAACACAAAATATACTCTGTACAAGCGTTAAAAAAGTAAAAAAATCCATAAATCCGCTACTATTAAATATTAATTGAGGTGCCTCTGACTTTTGAAAGTCCAGTCTTGCGGCATTATCAACATAAGACTGAAGATTAGTGAATGGTGAGGATTTATAAAATAGAGAAAAAAGAGGTGAAGGGAATAATCCCAAACGAAATCCGTATATTCCATAAATTCTATAATTAGTATATTTTTTTATCAGTTGTGATTCTAACTTTATAAATTCCTTCTGGCTTCTTTTATAATCCTGTAACTTTATAATACCGATTTGAGTTAGAACTAAAGATATTATAATTAAAATTGTAGCAGATAAAATAACGCTATTTTTTGATAGTTTTTTTAAATGTAATGAAGTTAAAGCCATCATCTTTCAATTATGGCATTCATAATCATTGATACATACTGTCCAAAAAGTTCACTTTTTATGAATAGTTGGTTACATTCCCAGATAATTTCAAGCTTAGGATTCGTCCCCATTTTAGTTTCAACTGAAAGCACTTGTAGGATTTTCATAACTTCTGATGATTTTTCTAACATATTTAGAAAAATT